AGTGCCTCACCGGCACTATTTTTGATCTAGCACCAATCGAGTCAGGCGCGCCTGCGGTATCTGCCTCTCTGTTGGGTCAGCAGCACGCTCTGTCGGGGGCCGACATTGCTGCCGGATCTCCTACAATCCCTGCCATCACGCTGTCTCAGGAGGGCACGCTAAACGCAGCCCCCATCGTATCTGGGCAGCCAGTAGTAGGGCCTGCTGAACTAGGGCAGGCAGATGTCCTGACGCCGCTCCCTGTGGCTGCTGGATCGCCGGTGGTGGGTCAGCCTACCTTGACTCAGGAGCACGGCCTGACGCCGCTCTCGGTGGCTGCTGGCTCGCCAGTGGTGGGCCAGCCTACCTTGACTCAGGTGTCTGACCTGACCGCGCTCCCTGTGGCTGCTGGGACGCCTACAGTTGGCGTCGCTACCATACAGTCTCTGCTGGTCCTGCTGGGACAGCCGGTTCTGTCTGGGACTCCCCTAGTCGGCACCGCAACTATACAGCAGCAGGCAGCCCTGTACGGCGTAAACATTCTTGCTGGGGTGCCCGTAGTAGAGGCAGCGGGCAGCATCTGGACGCCCGCCGCCGCAACGCCGGAGGTGTGGACCCCGGCTGCCGCGACATCTGATGTGTGGACCCCGGCTGCCGCGACATCTGATGTGTGGACCCCGGCAGCCTAACGGCTGGCCCCACGATCTTAAACCTGCTATTCTATCCTCCTCACGAGTGTGAGAACCGTGCCTGCCGGACGCAGGTATCGTGTACCCTACGCGATGCACCCCGGCGGAGCCTCAACCGCCGGGGTTTTTTCATGTGTCTTTCCCTTCGCGGTAGGCGGTGAGTTCTGCTTCATATTTTGCACCAAAGAAAAAGCGAACAGTCATTTCATTGGCTTTTGCATCGCAGTCCTCACAAACTGGAACCCAGACAGATTTTACCCCTGCATTGCGTAGCGCACAGACTGCGGGACACCACTGATCAACGGCTGGGTTTGAACACCCCGGAACGCCGCAAGTTGTTCCATCTAACAAGTCAGGTGCTATGTTGCGACGATTGACTAGCAAACTGTAAATCCAATTCAGCATGGGTCATTCATCCTTTCCATCATCGCATGAGCGCGGTCATCGTCGGCCATCTCTTGCATGGCGGCGGCTTCTTCGTCATTAGCGCGGGCGCAGGCAGCGCAAGCCCACTTGTCGCGTTCATATTCTGTCAGGTCGTCCTCGCTGAAATCGCAGCACTCGCAGTAATCGCAGCAAAACGTCTCATCGAAGGCGGGCGGGTAGAGCCAAGAAGCCATTACATCCCCCATCCGTAGGCGATGAACATCAGCAGGAACGGCAGGGCCATCACGCATATTGCGCCGAGCAGGTCTTCAATGAAGTGTCTCATACTGCGTGCCCCCGCTTCCGCCACTGCGCGCGCAGCAGCTCCATTGCCTCGTGGAATGCCTCGCGCTCGTCCTTTGGGACGTAGACGCTCAGCCGCACCATCCCTCGATCTAGCTGGCGCTGATGATAGGCGCGCTGCGCGCTGGCGTGCGCCGTGGGTTGATTCTCAGTCATGGGTGGTGCCCTTTCTTTTGGCGATCTCGCGGTCGATGTACCACCGCGCCTTTTCTAGGTCCTCGATGCTGCGGCCCTTCAAGTCGGCGCGCCACAGGTATTTGATGGCGTTGCCGACGCAGAACGACATGTGCTCCGTAATCTGGATGCACTCCACTCCCGAGGGGTGAGATGTGTAGTGTGGCGGGAGATTGACGAAGTCTGTCACAGCAAGTCCCCCACAATCTGGCGGACATCTGCGTCCGAGGTAAATTCTTTGACCTGCTCCAGCCCCAAGCGCAGCTCCTGCACCCGCTGCTCCAAGCTCTCAACGTAGCGGTCGTACTCGTCGCGCAGCTCCTGCACCTCGCTGCGGCGCTCGGCTTCGTTACGCTCTAGCAGCTCCATGCTGTCCTCGAGAGCATCGAAGACGAACCCCAGCTCTGGGTAGCGGGCGCGCAGGGATTCGAGGTCTGGGCGCTCTTGGCCCAGCTTCAGATCGAGCTGGGCGATGGCGGTGATGTAGTCAAACATAAGCTAGCCTCACATTTTGGTGATACATTCGGGACCGACGCCCGCTTCGATAGATGCCGGGTCGGTCAGGGCGCGACCGCAGCGGGCGCAGCGGCCCTCGTGCCAGAACTCGAGCTGCTCGGGCATGGTGTCAGCCGCGAGCTGGCGCAGCGTCCAGTCAAGGGCCTTGAAAGCGGGGTGGTTGGAGTTGCCCTTGCGGCCCGCGATCAGCGCGCCGAGGTCATTCTTGATGAAGCCTAGGTACTCGTAGTCGGCCTCGTTGTTCTGTCCGACCAGCAGGCTGGCGAAGAACATATCGCCGTCCTTGGCCTTGGCGACGCGGAAGGTGTACCTCTTGCCGGTCTGCTTGGACACGAGCGTGAAGCGAGCGCGTCCGCCCATCGCGAACTTGTGGGCGGCCACGGCGTCGGTGATCAGGTGGGTGTGGGTCATGTTAGCGTCCTCCGTTGCTGATGCAGATATAAGATGCTGATCAGCATCTGTCAACTAGACTGCGCGATCTGCCAGCTCACCCCAGTTTGGCCCGACGCCGCCCTCGACCAGCGCCTCTGTAGGGGCACCGGGGAACACATCGAGGTAGCCCGCTAACATGTCCTGCTTCATCCACTGCAGCGCTTCCTCTGCGTCCTCAGCCAGCGCCTCGTCGATCATGGCGTCGTGGATGGTGGCGGCCATCCGGGTGCCCAAGTGCCGCCCGGTGTCCGCTGCGTGATCGAGCCGAGCCTTGTGCCGAATCATGGCGCTTGCCATCACCGACAGCGCCGCGCGCTGAACCGGGTAGTTCGCGCACTTTGGTAAATCGGGCTTCTTGCCCAGCCAGATCGACCCCCCGTCGATCATTGGCAGGTATCCGGATTCGCTGGCGTGATCCATCATCGTGTGGCGCAGGCCGAATGCTTTGGGGTAGCGGTCAGCCCAGAAGTCGATCAGCTCCTGCGCCCTCTCCACGCTCGTCCTGAGCGTTCCTGAGAGGCCGAGCGCGCCGCTGCCGTAGATGATCCCAAAGCTCACGCCCTTGGCCTTGCTGCGCGCCTCCTTGCCCTCCGGCGTCCTCCTGTCGATCCGGTGGCCGACCATATAGCTCGCGACCTCGCTGTGCAGGTCGCCCTCGATGCAGTCGTAGAGGAGCTGCTCATCCTCAGAGAGCAGGGCCAGCACCTTCAGCTCGATCCCGCTGTAGTCTAGGCTGACCAGCAGCTTGCCCGGAGGCGCGAGGAACGATCTCCGCACGCTGGTATCCTCGCCCAGCAGCTCGCGGTCTCGGGGGAGCTGCTGGGCGTTGGGTCCGCTGCTCGAGAATCGGCCTGTCACGGCCCGCGCGATGTTGTAGCTGGGGTGGATGCGTCCATCATGCGCCAGCTCCGCCATGCGGATTAGCTTGTCTCCGAAATTGGATAGGTACTGCCGGATCGAAAACAGGTCAGCGATGGCGTGCAGCGTGTCTGACACCGGCCCCTCACCGCCAACAAGCGACGCTATTGTGCGGCAGTCCTTGGTGGTGATCGCGAGATGGCCCGCCTTCTCGGTGCGCGGCCACCGGGCCAGCAGATCGTCTGGAAGCAGCGCCCCAAAGAAGTCAGACCACTGCTTCCGGCTGCCAATGTTCGCCACCTCGTCCTCGCCGACGTGCGCCCTGATCTGCGCCGTGAACAGCGCCTCGCGCTCGCGCCAGTGATCGACCAGACGGCTGTGTCTGGGGATGTCGAGCAGCAGGCCTGTGGTCTTCATCTCATGCACCACCGGCACGAGATCGTCGAGCATCCGGCGCGCAGGCTCCGACGCCTCGGCGCGCTCGTGGGAGCGCCAGTGCTGCCACAGCTTCCACGTCCACAGCGCGTCGTCTGCGGCGTACTGGAGCTGCTTCGCGCTCAGCTCTGGAGCGGCCCAGTTTGAGAGCTGCTGCTGCTTCTCCATCTCGTAATGGAGATCGGCCTTGAGCATGCCAGCCAGCGACATCTGGTCGCCGCCCATGATGGCGCGGCGGGCGTGCGCTACGTCGATGACGTGCACCTGCGGCGCGTCTGCGGCGTCGAACCACATGTACTCAAACCCGGCGTTGAACGCGATCCAAGTGGCGTCCTCAAACCAGTGAGCGTAGGGCGCAAACTTGCCGCCCTCAAGCGCCCAGAAATCCACCACCGCCAGCACGTCGTCGCTGCATATCTGAGCCAGCCGGACCTCGCTGTTGGCTGGATCGAGGCCGGTGGTCTCGAAATCGAGTGCGGCCTCTCCGTCCCCAATCAAGTCGAGAAGCTCCTCGAGCCGCTCCTCTGAGGTGATCATTTGGTATGACATACAACTCCCCGTAAAGTGCCTAAAAATCAAGTTGGGGCTGGCCCGAGGGCCAGCCGCCGGTCTTATGTGCGGCGCGTGCGGCGCGGCTTTGGTGCGTCGTCTACGGCCTCTTCCGGCTCGTCCTCTGGCTCGTCCTCGGCAGCCAACATGGCGGACGCCTCGCCCTGCTCAAGCCACTCGACGACCTCAAATTTAGGCTTGTAGTTCCACTCGCCCTGAGCTTGGAACCGCTCCTTGGTAAACCGAAACAGCGGCACGGCGGGGTCGCCAGAAGCAAGCCTGTCGCTGACCTCACGCAGCAGGTCAGAAACCGAGTTGCGGCCAGACTTGCTGTTCGTCGAGAACTTATATTCGACGCTGGTCTCGCGGCTGACAAAGCCAAACCCGATCAGGGGCTGCCACCCGTCCTGCGCGCGGGTGTATGGGCCTTTGTCCTCTAAGTCTCGGTGCCCGACAGCGTGCTCAGGCTCGTGCATCAGCCACTCGTGACGCGCCACCGGCTTGCTGCCGACCCAGCACACCCACCCCAGATGTGCGCTGAGGGGATCGAGCAGGAACTCCTCGCTCTGGTCGAGGTCCTCACGATCTCGGCCGTAGGTAATCTCTCCGGACTTGCCGGAGAACGCGACATACTCGACGCCAGTGTCGCCGCCACCACCGCCGGTGGACGCCGCATTGCTGCCCGCCCGGAGGGCCTCGGCCAGCGCCTGCTGCGATACCTGCAGGCCGCCACCGGCCACGAATGCTTTCAGTGAAGTGCTCATTTTGCTACCTTTCTACGTTAGCTGA